CGACGCCGTCCGTGCGCGCTTCGACGTGCGCCGCCTCCATGACGACATGAGCCTGACCATCGACGCACCGCACTGAATGGCAAAGACGGGCGCTGCGCGCTAGCACCACAGCCGGGAGGCACCAAGATGATCTCAAGCGGCCGTCCTCCCTACCGGGTGCGGGTCGTCGACCTGTTCCAACGCGACCACGTGGCCGTGTACGTGCAGGACGTCGACCACGCCCTCCTGCGACTCCGCCCGACCCAAGACGGTGACCCGCCCAGCTTCGCGGAACCGTGGGTCTGGGAGGCGCCAGACGAACGGGCGTACTACGCCGCCGATCAGGGCGAGGGCGCGACCTTCGTCCTGCCCCACGAGATCGCACGGGCCGTCTTCGACGCACTCCGCCCCATCTTGGGCGAGGACACCACCGTGACGAGCGTGACCGCCGCCGCTCTCGCGGACGCCATCGCCAGTAGGGACCGAGCGCTACAGCTCGTAGAGGCACTGAGCCTCGCCAAACTCCCGGCAGCCGCACAGGCCCACGTGTTCGGACCGAGCAGCGCCACTGGCACGTAGGGGGTGGGGGAGGACCCCCATTAGCGTCACACAGCGGACGCCGCCCGCCAGGTTGATTTTCCTCTGTACGCATCTCAGGGATTCGTGATCCGAGGCCGCGAGGGCCTCGTGGACGTGTTTTCTCGCTTCTGAGAGGAGGGCGCGATGCCCCCGACTCCGAAACCGGCCTCTCAAAGGCAGCGTCGCAACAAGTCGGCGACGGCTTCGACGCTTCGCGCCGTCCCCGACGCGGTTGTGCCGGATCTCCCTCCTCGGGTGAAGACCGTGGGGGAGAAGGATGACCTTGAGCCGTTGGAGGTGGAGGTCCCGTGGCACGCCATGACGGTTGCGTGGTGGCAGGACATCTGGACCTCGCCGATGGCCCCGGAGTTCTTGGACTCCGACGTGCACGGCCTGTATGTGCTTGCTGCGCTGGTTGATCAGTTCTGGCGGGAGCCTTCGACGGCGGCCGCGGCTGAGATCCGGTTGCAGCGTCAGTGCTTCGGCCTGACCCCTGTCGATCGTCGTCGCCTCGAGTGGCATGTCGAGCAGGCCGAGCAGGCAGTTGAGAAGACGACGGCGCGGCGCAATCGGAAGACCTCGACGAGCGGAAAGGACCCGCGAGACGCACTGTCCGTCGTGTCGTGAGCGTCCTGATGGTCCCGGCCGATGGCCGGCGGCGCTGGCCGACCCTCGGGCCGGAGCTTTGTGACTGGATGGAGGAGCGGCTGGTCTTCGGGCCCGGCGCGATGCTCGGTGAGCCGTGCGTGCTCGACGACGAGAAGCGCGCGCTGATCTACCGGCTGTACGAGGTGTTCCCTCGCTCGTCTGGGGACGCAGGACGCCGAAGGTTCTTGCGCGCCGGGATCTCGCTGCGCAAGGGCCTGGCGAAGACCGAGCTCGGCGCCTGGATCGGTGCGGCTGAGCTTCACCCTGAAGCACCCGTGCGGTGCGATGGGTGGCGCAAGGAAGGGAAGGCATGGGTGCCTGTCGGCGTCGGTGTGCGCGATCCGTACATCCCGTTCTTGGCGTACACGGAGGAGCAGACCGACCGCCTGGCGTTCGGGGCGCTGAAGCAGATCCTGAAGCGCTGCTCGGCGGGGGAGATGCTGGACGTGTGGGAGGACCGTGTTCTCCGCACCGACGGGTCCGGGTATGCGGAGGCGGTCTCGGCTTCCCCGAACGCGCGTGATGGTGAGCGCACCACCTTCCAGCACTTCGACGAAACGCACCGTTTCGTGTCCGACCGGCTGCGTGGTAGCTGGGAAGTCATGCTCGCGAACGCCCCGAAGACGGGCGGCTGGTCGCTGAGCACGACGACGGCGTTTGAGCCCGGTGAGGGTAGCGTCGCTGAGGACGAGATGCAGGAAGCACGCGACGTGCTGAAGCGTCGCAAGTCGTCGCCGCGCTACTTCTACTTTCACCGCGGGGCCGGCGACCATCACGACCTGTCGACGGAGGCTGGCGTCAAGGACGCCGTCATCGACGCGTCAGGGCCGGCCGCTGTGAAGTGGACGGACGTCGGTGCAGTCCTTGACCGGTGGCGTACCACGAAGGATCGCGCGTACTTCGAGCGGGTGTGGCTGAACCGGCCGGTCGCGTCGTCGCGTCAGATGTTCGACATCCCGGCGCTTCGCAAGGGCTACCGGGACGAGCGCATCCCGGACGGGGCGTTCGTCGTCCTGGGCTTCGATGGTGCCCGCACGCGTGACTCGACGGGCCTCGTCGCGACGGACGTTGTGACGGGGATGCAGTCGGTGTTCGGGTACTGGCCTCGTCCCGATGACGCGGACGAGCGTTGGCGCGTGTCGGAGGCCGACATCAGCCTTGCGGTGGAGCGCGCGTTCGACACGTACGACGTGTGGCGGCTCTACGCCGACCCGTTCAAGTTCGACAGCACCATTGAGGGTTGGCTGGGCGAGTACGGCAAGGACCACGTTTTCGAGTGGGACACCCGGCAGATCAAGAAGATGTGCTTCTCCGTGCACGCGCAGGTGGAGGCCATCGCCAGCGGTGGGTTCACGCACGGCGGACACCTGCAGCCCGAGTGGGGAGACGCGTACGTCGAGCATCACGCGAACGCTCGTCGCAAGATGCGCGACGTGTGGCTCGATGCGAACACGCAGCTCTGCACGTTCCACAAGCAGCGCCCCGACTCGCTGGACTGGGTTGACCTGGCGATGGCGTCGAACCTGTCGTGGCAGGCCCGCGGCGATTGCATCGCTTCGGGAGACCAGCCGAAGGCAAAGAAGAGGCGCAGTCGTATGGCCTTCCTGTAGGACCGACGCGAGGAGGGCCCTGTGCTCACACCCGAAGAATGGCTGGAGCTGCTCAACGCTCGGCTGGACAAGCGGTGGGCGTCCTGGCAGGTCTACGACCTGTACTTCCGCGGGGAGCAGTCGCTGACGTTCAACAACGCGAAGGAGCGCGAGGCGTTCGGCGGATTGTTCCGCTCGCCGGTGTCGAACTGGTGCCCGATCGTGGTGCAGTCCAGCGTGGAGCGGTTGAAGGTTCAGGGCTTCCGGTTCGGCGGCGGCGCGGCCGACGCGGGTGCGTGGGAGATCTGGCAGGCCAACGCGTTGGATGGCATCTCCAACATGGTGCACACCGAGGCGGTGAAGCTCGGCGAGGCGTACTGGCTCGTCGAGCCGGGGCGCGGCAATGACGCGCCGACGATCACGGGTGAGCATCCGTCGCAGGTGATCGTGGCGTGCGCGGCGAACAACCGCCGCGTTCGCCTTGCCGCGTTGAAGAAGTGGGTTGAGGACGACGGCCATCTGTACGCGACGCTGTACCTGCCGGAGCGGATCTTCAAGTACCGGTCGGAGAAGACCAGCAAGGCCACCGGGAAGGTGACGTGGCTCCCTCGTCCCGGCGATGAGGGCGGCGATAACCCGCTTGGCGAAGTGCCGATCATCCCGATGCCCAACGCACCGGACATGATCGCCGGCGGCCAGTCAGACCTCCGCGACGTCGTCCCCGTGCAGGCCGCGATCTCCAAGCTGATCTCCGACGCGATGGTCGGGTCGGAGTTCCAAGCCTTTCCGCAGCGTGTCATCACGGGCATCGAGGTTCCGGAGACCGAGGGCGAAGCTGAGCAGGCGCGGCTCAAGGCGTCGCGGTCCCGCCTGTGGTTCTTCGAGGGCGAGGACGTTGGGATCAAGCAGTTCGATGCCGCCGACCTGAAGGCGCAGACAGGCGTGATCCAGGATCTCGTGAAGTGGATGTGCGGTCAGACGCGCACCCCTCCGCACTACGTGCTCGCCGACATGGCGAACGTGTCAGGCGACGCGCTCGTCGCGGCTGAGACCGGCCTGACGATGAAGGTCCGCGACAAGATGCCCGCGCTCGGCGAGGGGCACGAGGACACGATGCGCCTGGCGTTCAAGGCCATGGGTGACACCGAGAAGGCGGGGATCGTGGATGCGGAGACGATCTGGCGTGACCCGGAGTCCCGGTCGTTCGGCCAGCTCGTCGATGGCCTGCTGAAGCTGAAGGAGATCGGGGTCCCGAACAAGGTGCTTCAGCGGCGGGCCGGGTTCTCCGAGAAGGAGATCGGGGAGTTCGCTGAGCTTCTCGCCGATCAGCCCCCGACGGGCGCGACCACCACCGCGGACCAGTTTTCACCCAGCAACGCCTAGCGCGTTGCGATCCACACCGACGTGCGCCGCGATGGTGCGCGTCGTCACTACATAGGAGGACAAGGCGCGATGCCTTCCCACCCGATCATCCCCGCGAGCATCTTCGATCTCGCGGATCTCCTCGAGCGCGACTGGGCGACCCAATTGCGCGACCTGAGGAAGTCCGGCGTACCGCTGAACGCGGACGACGCCGGAGCAGCAGCCGAAACCGCAACGGGCACGGCAGCCGAGACGGCGGCCGACCAACCCGTCGTTGAGACCTCCACCGAAACGGAGGCGGCAACCACCGGCAAGGAGGACCTTGGCGATAGCGGGAAGGCCGCGCTTGACGCCGAGCGCAAGGCCCGCCGCGACGCCGAGAAGCGAGCCAAGGCCGCCGAGGGCGAGGCCAAGAAGCTCCAGGACGCCCAGCTCACCGAGACGGAGCGCCTGAAGCAGGAGGCCGAGGCCGGGAAAACGGCGTTGGCGAAGGCGACGGACAAGACCCGGTCGACGAATCTCGTCGCCTCGTTGATGGACGACGAAGGGCTCGGACTCTCCCCCAAGCAGGCGAAGGCCGCCGCTCGTCTTCTAGACGGGGTCGAGTTCGACGAGGACGACGAGCCGACGAACCTGAAGGAAGCGATCAAGGGCGCGAAGGCCAAGTACGGAGCGAGCGTTTTCGCTCCCGCCCAGGGACGCACGTCGTTCGATGCGGGGACCCGCAAGACGGCTACCAAGGACGACTTCGACGCGCAGATCCGGCGTTCGGTCGGCATCAACTAGTTCCCGGACCTCCCTCCTGGGGGTCCGGCTCATCACGACTCCCCAGGAGGGAATCTCCACATGCCCCGCATCACCATCCCCGAGGGCCTGCTGGCCTTCGCTCGCGAGCAGGAGGCGCAGTGGCCTGCTCAGATCGACGCCCTCAAGGCGTCCGGTGTGCCGCTGAACGCCTACGACAACGTGACCTCCCGCGCCGACGCGCAGGCGCTCATGCCGGAGGACGTCAACGACGCCTTCCTGAAGGCGCTCGGCGGCACGTCTGCCGTGCTCAGCGGCTTCACGAACGTTCCCGTTGGCCGCGCCCAGGTCCGCTTCCCGGTCCTGTCCGCCCTGCCCGTCGCCTACTTCGTCACCGGGGACACCGGCCAGAAGCAGACGACGGAGATCAACTGGAGCAACAAGTTCCTCAACATCGAGGAGCTGGCCGTCATCGTCCCGGTCCCGGACTCGGTGATCGCCGATTCCGAGCAGCCGATCTGGGAGTCGGTCATGCCGCTCGCAGAGGTCGCCATGGGCCGCGCGCTGGACGCGGCGGTGTTCTTCGGCACGAACGCTCCGGCGTCGTGGCCGACGAACATCCTGGCTGCCGCTACGGCTGCTGGCAACACGGCGGTGCTCGGTACGAACGCCAACACCAAGGGCGGTGTGATCGGCGATCAGTCCGACCTGCTCGGCAACACGGAGGCCGACGGCTACGACCTGACGCAGGCCGTCGCGTCCCGGTCGCTGAAGGGGTCGTTCCGTCAGGCGCGCTCGTCGCAGGGCGAGCGGTTCGGCGAGGTCGTCATCGGCAAGGACACGGTGCAGGCGGACGGCGTCGAGTACACGTTCCCGATGCGCGGCCAGTGGCCGACGGCCGTTTCGACGGTCCGTGGCATCTTGTGGGACCCGGCGGAGTTCGTCGTCGGCGTCCGCCAGGACGTGACGTGGAAGCTGCTCACCGAGGCGGTCATCCAGGGCGCCGGCGGGGAGATCGTCTACAACCTCGCACAGCAGGACATGAGCGCGATGCGCATCACGATGCGCATCGGCTGGCAGGTGGCGAACACCATCAACTACGATCAGCCCGTCGAAGGCAGCCGGTACCCGGCTGGCGCGCTGATCGCGGCGGCGTCCTGATGACCGCGCGTAAGGCAGCGGCGCAGGAGGAGGCGCCCGCCACCACCAAGAGCCCCGAGACCGCACCGGTCGACGTCGCGGCCGGCGACGATCTCGGGTACATCGGCGTCAAGGTCGACCCGTACCCGAACAGCGCCCATTCCCTGGAGTCGGGGCCCGACGCCCCGCCCCTTCACACGCCCGTGACCGGGCAGGAGGACTGACCCGTGTCCGAACAGGCCCCCCTCATCCGGACGCCGGCGCAGCGCGTGCCGTCCGTCACCATCCTGGCCACCACCGTCTCCTCGGTGTCCGAGGCCCCGTTCGCAGGCACCGTGACCGGCGTGTCGTACACCGCTGACGCGGCCGTGACGGGTGCGGCGTCTCCGTCCTCGCGGACGGTGTCGCTCATCAACAAGGGGCAGGACGGTAGCGGGACCACGGTCGTGGCGTCGCTGGCTCTGCTCGGCGGCGTGAACCTCGTCGCCAATGATGAGAAGGCCGTCACCCTGTCGGCCGTGTCGGGTGCGACGACGGTCGTGGCTGGGGACATCCTGGCGTGGTCGTCCGCTCCCGTCGGCGGCACCGGCCTCGTCGACCCGGGCGGCCTCGTGCAGGTGGAGTTCAGCCGCGCATGACCGATGAGGAGCAGCGTGCTGCCAACTACCGGGCCGAGCAGATCGCCCGCGTCAACGCCACGGTGGCACGACGCAAGGCACTGCACGGGTCGGAGGAGGCACGCGCTGCTCTCGCTGCGAACTGGGCGCCGGTGACGGTGCCCGATCCCGGGTTCGACGTTCCGTGTGTGGACGATCTGATTCGGCCGATCACCAACTGAAGGTCCGGCCCCGTTTGGGGTCGCGTCAGGCCCGAAAGGGATCGGCGCGACCATCCCCCGGTTCGACTCCGGGGCGGGGGCCCTCGAAGCACAAGGACGAAGGGGAGGGTGCACATGGCAGCGACGAAGCTCCGCCCCGAGACCGACCCGGTCTCAACTGCCGCCCTTCTCGTTGAGGCTACGGCCCGACAGGACGCCGACGCGGCGCTGACCACCCAGATCGCTGGCAAGGCCAGCACGAGCGCCGTAACCACAGCGGTGCAGGCTGAGGCGATCCAGCGCTCAGCACAGGACCAAGCCCTCGCCACCCAGGTCGCGAGCAAGGCCGATCTGGTCGACGGCCTGATTCCCACGTCGCAGATCCCGGCCCTCGCCCTGATCAACGTGTACCCCGCCACGTCGGACGCCGAGCAGATCGCGCTCGACGCGCAGGGCGGCGACATCTGCATCCGCTACGACGAGCCCGTCGCCACGTGGGTCCACAACGGCGGAGAGACGGGCACGATGGCGGACTGGACGGACTTGCCGACGCCCACGGCCCCCGTCACGTCGGTGAACAGCCAGATTGGCACGATCGTCCTCGGTGCCGTCGACGTGGGCGCCGTGTCGGCCAGCGACCTTCGCCTCTCCCCGGCAGCAGCCGGTACTGCTTCCGTTCGCGCTCTCGGCACGGGCGCCACCGAAGCCGCGGCCGGGAACGACTCCCGCCTGAGCAACAAGCGCGTCCCGGTCGACGGGTCAGTCGGCGACCCGCAGATCGACCCGGCCGGGATCTCCCCCGCGAAGGTGGCTGGCACGGCCGTGGTGACGGGCGATCCGCGGCTGAGCAACGCGCGCACCCCGACCGCGCACGCCTCATCCCACGCCACTGCGGGCAGCGATCCGATAGTCCCGGCTGATCTCGGGATCCCCAGCGGTTGGCAGTACGAGAGCGGTCTCCTGATCCCACAGTGGGCTGGCGTGTTCAGCGCCCAGGCATCGACCGCGCCCGGTGCCAACGCCTCGCGGATCATTCGGTTTGTCGCGGATCGCGACTACACGCTGACGCTAGCGGCGCTGGTCTCAACGACCGGGGACGCGGCGAGCACCGGCGAGGTGTCGATCTTCAACAAGGCGCTCAGCAGCAAACTGTTCAGCTCCGGCCCGGTGGCGCTGCTCTCGGGCACGGGTGTGTGGACCGCGCCGCTGTCCGGCAGCCTCGTGCGGGGCACGATCTACCACTGCGTCGTGTCCACGCCGTCGGCGACCGCGGCGTTCCGTGGCACGTCGAGTCAGAGCGACCTCATGGACATCATGGGCGCGGCGATCGGCAAGCGGATCGTGTCGACCAAGGCGATCAGCTCACCACACCCCTCGTCGATCACGACACCAGCGGCGATCAGTACCTGTCCCATCGTCGCCTTGCGCGAGTCCTAGGAGGTACGGATGCCCACGATTCGCCCGACGTACCCGCTCGTCTTCGAAGCTGTCGGCTTCGACTCTGGGCTCGCGGGCTCCGGCATCTGGATTCGCGTCATCAACGCGGCCAACGGCGTCGTCTACCCGCCTTCCGACGACCCCGACTATCCCCACTCCCTTGAGGGGATTACCGAGCGTGTCGCCGGCTCAGGCTTCTACGGAGTCACGATCTCCGCCCCCGACGGCGGCTGGCCGGACGGCAAGTACACCGGCCTCTTCGATGACGGCGGCACCCCGATCCCCGACACCACCGAGTACGAGGTGCGGGCGGGCTACACGCCTCCCGCCCCAGGGGGCTTCATCCCGTCGCTCGAGGAGATCGGCGCGCACCTCGATGCACGCACCCTCGCGGGCGACGAACGCCAGCACACCTTCAACGAGGACACCACCCCAACGGGGGATCAGGTGCTCATGTTCGTGGACGACGCGGTGGGCATCGTGCAGTCCGCGATCGGCGTTGAGTTCCCGGAGGCGGTGTGGCCGGCCGCGAAGTACGCGGTCATCTGCCGGGTCGCGATGGCCGTTGAACGGTCCGAGTACGCGCCGGAGACCGATGAGTCGGACGGCGCGTACCAACGGTGGCTCGGCGAGTATCAGGTCGCGTTGGCGTCGCTGTCGACGGCCATCGATCAGAACCAGCCCGGCAAGCCCCGCTTCGGCTCGCTGCCGATCGGTTCGGTCACGGCGCAGTCTTTGGTGTGGCCGTGAACGTCACGATCAAGACGGAGGGCAGCCTTGACCGGCCCGTGTCCCGGCTGCGCGTGTTCGGCGAGCGCGCCCTCGATCCCGGCGTCGCGCTGATCAAGGCGGCCGATGAGATCGCCGACGCCAATATCGCACGCATCGAGTCCGGCAGGGGCATGAAGAAGCTGGCGGCCGTCACGATCCGTAAGAAGACCAAGCTCGGCCAGCCCACCAAGCCGCTACAAGCAACGAAGCATCTCCTCGCGTCGCTGAGGCCCGGCGCCCCGGACAACATCCTGAAGGTGTACCGGACCGTCATGCGGTACGGCACCAGCGACTTTCACGCGCACTTGCAGACGAACCGGCCGAACGTGCCGAAGCGCCGGGTGATCAGCGTGGCGAAGCCGACCAAGCTGAAGGTCGCGGCGATCCTGGACGACTACCTGACGGAGCCGTTCCGTGACTGAGCCGGCACCGATCCTGGACGGCGGCGCAGTCGAAGACGCTGTAGAGACCACGCTCCGCACGTTTGAGACCACGTACCTGGCTCGCATCGAACGCGCCAAGGGCCTGGAGGCGCGGACGCTTCCCGTCGCCAAGAGCTGGAAGCCCGGTGCGGTGTTCGAATGGGAAGCCGTTGATCAGCTCCCGTCCGTTTACATCATCGGCGGCGACCTCGAACCGTCCAAGCGCAGCCACGCCGGCTACACCGGCACGATGGAGATCGCCGTTGCTGTCGTTGTCGAAGACCAACGCATCCGCGACGCCGCGCGCCGCGCCAAGCACCTCCTCGCGTCGTACAAGACGAGCTTGTCCGAGCACCCCGGCCTGACCGGGGTATCGACGGACGTGCGCTGGACCGGCGATGCGCACGACATTCTCGCCAAGCAAGGGCGCAGGGTCGCCGCGGCGGAGGCCACGTTCCTCATTCACCTTCCCCTTGGCCCGTACGAGATCGGGCCTGACGAGCCGCCGACGGAGCCGTACGAGCCGCCGGCCGATTCGCCCGTCATGGGCGACGACTCAATGCTCACCATCACACAGGAGGCCACGCCGTGACCGTCGTGAAGAACGCCACCGGCACGCCGGTGGACCTCGAAGCAACCGGGCAGATCCTCGCCCCTGACGAGACGTCACGCAGCGTGACGCTCACCCCCCGAGACCAGGCACTCGTTACCGCCGGGGTGCTCGTCATCCCTGACGCCAAGAAGAAGGAGACCAGCTCGTGACCCTCCCCGGCCGCAGCACAAACATCCTCGACGAGGAGGCGTCCACCTCCACCCCCTCCGGCACGGACGCTCTCGGCGTCGCCGCCCTGGCGCACAAGGGGCCGACCGACAAGCCCGTCGAAGTGCGGGACATGACCCGACTCGTCAACACGTTCGGTCCGGAGCAGACGTACTCCACCCTGCACACGTACGCTCGCGCGTTCTTCTCCCACGGCGGGGCACGGCTCATCGTGTCCCGCTACGTCGGAGCTACGCCCGTGAAGGCCACCCTTGCGCTGGCCGCCTCGAGCGGCACGAGCCTGTACGTCGATGCGGTCACCGCCGGCGAGTGGGGCAACGGTGCGAGCGGCGGACTCACTGCGGAAGTCATCGCCGCCGACGCTGCACGCATCCTCATCATCAAGTACGGCGGCGTGGAGGTCGAGCGCTCCGCCGCGCTGACCACACAAGCGGCGTTCGTCACGGCGTTCGCGAACTCCAGCTACGTGCGTGTGCGCGTTGGTGGCGGCACCGGACTGCCGGTCGTCGCTGCATCGGCGAGCCTCGCGGGCGGAGACACCGACCTGACGCACGCCACCGACACGGAGGCCGCGGCGGCGCTGAACCGGATCGACGGTGACTTCGGGTGCATGCAGGTCGCGCTCGTGGACCGAACCAGCGACACCGCCCACCAGGCACTGGCAGCGCACGTGGCGGCGTACATGGGTCGCCGTTTCGCATTGCAGGACGCCACGCTCGGCCAGTCCGTAGGGACCCTCGAAACGGCCGCGACCGCGGCCGCTCCGGGAGATGCACGTCGGTTCGTGCAGTTGTGGGCGCCGCAGTCCCCGCTGGTCGAAGGCAGCGTGCAGGGCACGACCACGGCCGTGCAGTCCTCGGCGGTCGTCGCGGGGCTTCTCGCACGCATCGACAGGACGTACGGGCCGTCGCAGCCCCCGATCGGGGATCTCGGTGTCACGGACGCTCTGAGCGTGGTGGTCGAGTACGGCGACGCGGACCGCGAGACGCTCAATGACACGGGCGTCAACGTGATGAAGACCGAGGACCGCGTGATCAAACTGTACTCGGCACGCACCCTCGCGTCGACGGTTACGGATCAGCAGTGGGTGCAGTCCTCCCGGTCGCGGGAGGTCATGCGGCTCTACTCGCTGCTGGACCCGATCCAGCGCGCGCACTTCGGCCGCCGCGTCGACCCGCTCGGCATCGAGACCGGCGGGCTCGCCCGCGACCTCGAAGGGGTGCTCTTGCGCGAGTGGCAGTCGGGGGCCCTGGACGGCGCCACCGCTGAGGACGCGTACAGCATTCAGATCACGGTCGACCGGTCCGACCCGGTCACCGCGACCGTGACGACCGACATCTCCGTGAGCACGGACCGGTTCGCGGAGCGTCTCGTGTTGAACTTCAACCACCGACTGGGGGCGTAGCCCATGCTCGCCAAGGACATTCCGGCGTGGCCCAAGCACCTTCTCCGGGTCACGATCAGCATCGACGGCATCGATACCGGCCGATGGGACAAGTTCTCCGGTGGAGGCACGAAGGCCGAGCCGAAGATGTACCGAGGCGGGGGCTCCCTTGTACAGCGTCCGCTCCCCGCCCTGAAGGAGGCCGAGCCGTGGGAGTTCACGCGCGGCTTCCACCCGGACCGCGATGACCTCGCGTTCTACGAGCGCGTGTCTGGCAACGGGGTGATCGTCGTTTCATTCCAGCCGCTTGGCACGGACCAGGTGACGTACGGCAATCCCGTTGTCAAGACCGGAGTCGTCGGGGACTACACCCCACCGGAGGGCGACGTCGATGATGACGAGCCGTCCGAGGTCTCGATCGTTGCTGTGCTCGCGGGGTCCTGAAGATGACCGACTGGGGAGTCTCGTTCCTGGACGAACTGGACGCCATCGCCGAGCAGGCGAGCCGGCCTGCGACCCACATGGTGGAGACCGGCAGGTTTGCCGTGGTGTACCAGCGGCCCGACGATGCGTCGTACTACCGCATCGTCAACGCACCCGACGGCCCGGACCCTGACACGGCGTCGGACGAGGAGATCGACAAGCACTTCGACGACGAACGGGAACGAGGTCTCGGGTTCCTTGTCAGCGCGTGCAAGGAGATCCTCGTCCGCAAGGGCGACGGCGAGTACGTGCCGATCAGTGAACTGCCCGGCGGGGAACAACTCACGCCCCCGCTGGCGTTCACCGATCCCGAGGTCATCACGCTTCTCGGTCGCACGCCAAAGGACACGAGCACGGCCAACACGTGGGAGTTCTTCAAGCGCGCCTTCCCCGAGGACCCGCGAGTAGCTGTCGCCCTTCACGCAGCCGAAGTGATCACCTGGCGCTCGGAGTCCCTCGCTGAGGTCGGGGAGGCCCTGACAAAGGGGCACTAGCCGCGCCGCAAGTTCGTCTAGCGGCGCGGCTTGACGCGCTAGGAGTCGACGGCAGCCAGGCCGTCACAACGTCGAACCTCGCGGAACTCGCCGTGCTTGGCGTTCGTGCCCGCCTGGCTCACGAGGAACGCGAACGCATGGAAGATCGACAGGCCCACAAGATCGCCGCGGCCGTCGTGAACGAGTTGATCGGCGCGCTACCAGGCTAGGAGGGGGATCGAATGTCGAAAGATGACGTTGACGTTCGCGTCCGCCTCCGAGAGGCACGCAAGGCGCAGCAGGACGCGCAGAAGACCGGCCGCAGTTTCCTCGGGATGGGCCGCTCCGCCAAGCGGGCTGGGGTCTTGGCGTCTGCTTCCTCGAAGGGCTTCCGGTTGTCGGCTAGGGCGATGCTCGGCGTTGGCGGCGCCGCCGGCACGGCGGCCGTCGGGGTCGGGTTCCTGGCGTACAAGGTCGGCAAGGAGTCCGTCGTTGGCTACCAGGAGCACATGGCCGTTGCGCGGCAGACGAAGGCGGTCATCAAGTCGACGGGCGGCGCGGCGAACGTCAGCGCTAGGGACATTGGAAGCCTGTCGGATTCCCTTGAGCGCAAGACGACGATGGACGGCGACGCGATCCAGAGCGGCGCCAACATGCTCGCGACGTTCACGAACGTTCGTAACGGGGTTGGCAAGGCCGACAAGATCTTCGATCAGGCCACGGGGACGCTTGTGGACATGTCGGCTGCGATGGGCACCGATCCGAAGAAGGCGGCGATTCAACTCGGCAAGGCGCTGAACGATCCGATCAAGGGTGTGTCCGCCTTGTCGAAGGTCGGCGTGACGTTCACCGAGGACCAGAAGGCGCAGATTAAGGCGCTTGTCGAGTCCGGTGACGCGATGTCTGCGCAGAAGATCATCCTGAAGGAACTGAACAAGGAGTTCGGCGGATCAGGCAAGGCGATGTCTACCCCGGCCCGCCAGCTTGGGGTGACGTGGCACTCCATCCAGGACAGCATCGGTGCGGGGCTGCTGCCCCTTGTTGATACCGCGTCGAATGCGATCAACGATCTCGCGACAGACGCGGCCCCGCACATCGAGAAGGCGTCCAAGGACATCCGCAAGATCTTCGGGGGGTCTGGGTCCACCGAGGACAAGATCAAGCTCGCGTTCGCGGTCGGCAAGCAGGACCTTAAGCCGATCACCGATCAGATCGGCGGCATGGTCAAGGGCGCGCACGTCGACAAGCTCTTGCAGGACGCGTTCGTGTCGGCGTCCCCGCGGGTCGCAGATGCACTGGCCGCCGCAGCTCCACGTGCTGCAGGCGCTTTTCTCCAGGCGTTCAAGCACGCCGGTCCCGGCGGGCAGCTCATCACCGTGGCGCTGCTAGCCGCGAAGCTCGGTGCCTTCCGAGGCGTCGGGTCGATCCTCGCATCCCGTACCGCCGGAGCGTTCGCGAGCAACCTTCCCGACAAGATAGGCAAGCGCAACATCGACGGAGAGAAGGCCGC